GGTACTTGGTGGCCTTGTTTGGGTGAACAAAGCCCTGATTGTGCGCTCTGGCGTCCAAAAGCACGAAATAGTCCGGGGTCACATCAACGCTGGCAAGGGTCGGAATAGTGCCATTTACGGCAAAAACCTTATGCCCAGCGGCCTTGTGACCGGCAATCATGGGGAGCAGGGGCTTCATAGAAGGCCCGCCCCCCACAATCACAGCTACCCCATCGTGCGGCTCAGAAAGCTGCAACCACGGAAGATCACGAGCAACGGCAGCAGTTATGTTGCCGAAAATCTCGTGATCCTCCGTGTTGCACACGATAGGAATCGTATCATCTAGGTTAGACGGTACGATCATTAGGCAGTGGCACCCTGCAGATGCGGACGATTGATCGACACGATAACAGTCGAAACAGTCGCGGCAATGGTAGCAAGGTTGGCAGAGCGAGCGCCAAGAACCTGCTTGCCAGACGCAGCGGTAGCCATAATGCGGCCAGCGGTAGCGGACTGGTAAACAGCAACCTGAGCATTGGTCGCAACGGCGGTCTTCTTGATGACCGCAAGGCCACCAATCTGATACCAGCCGAACAGACCAGCGGTGTTGGCCGCCATTGCAACGGCCACCGGGGTCGCCTGATTGGCCGTATTGGCCGACAGGGTGGTCTGGTAGGTCGTGGCATTGTAGGTCACCAGCGAGCCAACCACAGTGCTGGCAACGCCAACAAGCATGATGAACTCACCTTCGCCGTAGGTCGGGTCGAACGCGCGGCAAACCTGGCCGAGCGTGTTTGGCGGCGTGGGAATGGCAGACGAGCCATTCGCCATCGTGACGCCAGAGTCAGTGTTCGCAATCTGAAGCTGTCCAGCGCGATTTTCAGTGAATGAATAAGCCATGTTGTGTTTTCCTTAAGCGATGAGGACACCCTGAAACTGCGAACCGGAGCAGGTCAGATTGCCCGCCCAGCCGATCAGCTTCACAATAGCGTCCTGATTGACCGACTGGCGTTCGCCACCAATCGGAACAAAGTTGCGGTCCACATGAGGCCGGAACATCAGATACTTGGTGTTCAGGAAGAACATATGGTTAGCGGTAGCGGCAGCGCCGATACCACCGTCAAGCACAACATCCGACGCCATACCAGCGCCATAGTACTTGAGCGAGGCAAAGCCAGCGCCAGCCATTGACGAACCGGAGTCCGAAATGCGCTGGATGGACTGCAACGACTGCAAGTACAGGCGATAGTAGTTGTTGTCGGCCACGATCAGGTCAGGCTTGTCCGTACCACGGATAAGCTGCACAGCCAGGGCATCCATGTACTGCTGGATGTTCGAGGCAGTAACAGCCGAGCCGCCGTTGGTCACGCCAGAGTAAGCAACCGACTGCCAGAAGGTGAACGAAGCGCGGTTGATGCCGCCATACGTTCCGCTGCTGGGCGCGTCAGGAACAGCGGCTCCGAGGCCGGTGATGTTCTTGCCGCTGTTGCCAGTGCCGTCCAGATAGATGTCGCCACCGATGCGGTTAGCCAACTGGGCTTCCGCAACATTCATACGGCCATCCAGCAGGTCGATGATCGCTTCCTTACCGGAGTTCTGGATCATTTCCAGGCCGGAAATCGTGATCGCCGAGGCATACTGAGTGATCGAGAACTGAGCAGCCGAAATGGGGCTGTTCTGGGACACGTTCAGCACTTCATAGCCAGAATAGCTGTTGGTGTTGTTCGTGCTGCTATCATTATACATAATTTCCTGGAGAATTACGTTACCGCCAGAAAAAGTCTTCACATTGCCACGGTCCTTCAAACGGCGAAGGAGCGCGTTATTGTTGGTTACGTTGTCGGCCAGTTCACCGCTGCGGCTCTGAATGTTCGTCGCAATGATGTCACTGATCGAACTATTGGCGAAAGCCATTGGGTAGTCCTTTCAAGTTTATCAAAAACGCTCGTTCACACTGTCGAATTGTTCCAACAGCATAGAGCGTCTATCTTGCGCTTTGGTCGTAGTCTTGGTGCCGGGTGTGGAACTTTTGACACTAACCGCTGCCGCCTTAGCCGCTTTCGCAGCCCGATTGGCCGATGACGATTTCTGAGCCGCAGCTTCTGCCTGTGAGCGTTGCTGGGTCTGCGTAAAAATATCATCGTTAAGGCGAATAGCCTTTTCATAGGCTTCTTCTAACGTACCCGCCACGCCGCTCTGTAGGAGCTGAATCATGGTCGGACGCGCTTCTTCAAAGTACTCTGCCGTACCGGCAAAGTTATTGATTTCACCCAGCAGAGATTGGTTTTCGGCCTGTTCCTGCTGCTGTTTAAAACCATTAATTTCCCCGCGAACGCTGTTTAGTTCGTTCTGCAAGGCATAATAATTGGGATCGACTGGTCCGACTTGTTGGTACGGATCGACTTCACCCAAATTAATTCCATAGGACTGGGCCAGGCTGGCAAGGTATGCCCGCTTCTGGTCCGGTGGGCTATTACGCAGCACATGGTCGGCTTCCATGAGCGCCTTTACGGCGCGGGGAGCATCAATACCAAGGCCCTGAATGGTGTTCATATAAGGCTGGATAGCCTCATTCATCTGGTCGGCAAACTGGGCTTTTGAGCGCAAAGGCTCAATACCAGCCCGCATTTCTTCCTCACGTTTGTAGGCGTATTCCTGCAAGCGGGGATCGGCGGTCTGCCAGACTTCGTGATAATCGCGCTTCCAGGAGGAAGGCGGGCGCTTCCAGACGGGTTCCTCAACGGGAGCGTCTTCCGCAGCGTCATTAGCCACAAACTTGCCGTTGGAGGCGCGTGGGGCTGGTTCTTTGGTTTCTGGCTGGCTGGTTTCAACGTCGTCAAATTGCTGGGCAAGCAGTTCTTTACGATCTACGCCCTTTTCGTCTTCTGGAATGATCTGATCTTGGGTGTCCAAGTCAATTTCTCCGTAGTTGTGCCAGTATTTGATTAGCCTGGCGGTCACTCATATCGCCCAACCGCCTGTGCAACATCTCGCGGCGGTTAGTCTGAACCGGCGGCGGGGCGTTCTGCATTGTCTCGTTTCCGACTTCAATGCAGTTATGCTGGCGTAAATGTTCTCTATGCTTGGAACGCGAAGTAATCATACTTCCGTCAACCATGCTCTTATAGGGTTGAATGTCAAGCATAATTTGATGTCCCGGTTTTCTATGCTTGTCGAGTTCTTCGCGTACCCATACCAGTTCTTCGTCTTGATACTCAGCCAGCAAGCCTTTTCTGTCGTATATTGCGCGGTATCTGCTCATAGAAGCACCATCAAATCTTCATCTTCCATTTCTAAGTATTCGTTCCAAAGCCGTTCAGTGCGGTCCAAGTCATTGATTAGCTTATCAAAGTCTATACTAGGTAATGATTTGTCAGCTTTTTTGCTAGACTTGGCCTTTACTTCAAACCCAACCGTGAGTTCTTTGGCTAGGGCTGGCTTGCCTTCAACAATACGCTCATACGCCGCAATAACATCGTCGCGCTTGCGCTTAAGCCGTTGATTTTCCTTGTCAAACCGCTTTTTTAGCTTCTTGTGATAGTCGCCGTCATGGGTGTCATCGACAATAATGATCGGGGCTGGGACGTAGATTACGTTGCCAGCCGTGCCGGTAGCTTCCACGCCAGTCAGGTCAAACGATATGCCGCCGTGGCTGACAGTCCCGATTTGGCCGGTGGCCTGAACGCCAGTCAGGGCAACTATAATTTCGTCGTTTTCGGTGCCAACTTGGCCCGTAGCTTGGACGCCAGTCAGGGCTATTGTGGTGCTGGCTGTAACGGCCCCCGCGGCCCCTGTAGCGGCATTTCCGGTCAGGGCGGCAGATATGGACTGGACAACTGAACCAACGGCTCCGGTGGCCTGTACGCCGGTTATGGCAACGGTATCGCTGGGGGCTTCGGTTCCTACCGCCCCAGTGGCCTCCACGCCCGTCAGGGCAACGGTACGCGCACCAACTTCTACGCTGCCGGGTGATCCCGTCGCAGCGTTGCCCGTAATTGGGAGGCTATCCCAAAGGGCATCATCCCAGGTGCCTGTGTCCCACGGACCCTGCGCCATAGGAGTTAAGCAATGCGGATCAGAGCGTTCGTCGCGTCACTGGTCGGCATGGTCAGCGTAAACGTCCCGGCGGTCACGGTCTGCGAGCCAAACGTATGAGCCGAAATGGCCTTGTTGCTCTGGGTTGAGTTGTAGATCAGGACGCAATCAAAGGCTGTGGTCAGCGTGACAGTCGTGTAGGTCAGGCTGGCTGAAGGCGTCCAATAGCCAGTTGTGCCGCTGGTCGTGGGGGCCGTGGCATTGGTGACAGTGACGCCGCCCGCCGAGTAGCCCGTGCCAGACACTTCGCCGGTCACGGTGTAGGCCGTGGTGGCCGCATTGATTGTGGCCGAGGCTAGGTACAGCGCGGCCTTGAGCGTGTCCGCTCCCGTGCCAGCCCTAATGACTGTCGTACCAAGGGCGTGGATGCCAGACAGGATTTCGCCCTTAAAGGACGTTGCCATTGCTTGTGTGTTGCTCACGAAAAGCCTCCAATTTCAGATGTGGAAATCATGGGTTTCTTCAGATGGACATGGACCGAGCGGTGGATCATTTCATCGCCATCCCAATACTCAACCCATGCGGTTGATTCATTGTCGTCTTCAAACTGGCCTTCGCGCTTTTCAAGCAACGCTTCGTCCATGTTGCCTTTAGTCGTTGTAATCATTGCATCATTCCCGGTAATTGTGGCGGGACAGGCTCAACGCCCATCGCCCTGCCATCTGGGCCGCGCACGATCCGCTTGGGCGCACTGGCAGCCTGAAGGACATCATGAAGCCTTTGCATAGACTCGCCATGCATATTTGCCATGTTGTTCTGGGCATTAGTCATCTGGTCCATTGCCATGCGGACGTTATCGCCAAGTTCCTTGGTGATTGTCTCAGACGCCGCCTGTTGGGCTTCAATCATTGGCAGGTCCATGCCGGGGTTGGCACCAATGCGGGCAACCATAATCTTGGTGGCCGCGTCCAGTTCCGTCTTCCAGCGTTCGTACTGCTCCTTGGCAGCCAGTTCCTGCATCTTAAGCTGGGCATCGTGCTGCTGACGCTGCGTCTCTAGCTGCGCCTCCATCTGCATCTTCATCTGCTCAATCTGCATATCAGCCTGGGCGCGGGCTTGTTGGCCCTGCATATCGGCCTGGACCTTCATCTGGGCTGACTGCTGAAGCGCCTGGGCTTTAATCATTTCAGGGTTTTGCGGCGGGTTTTGGGCAACCCTGGCCGCTTTGTTTTCAAGCTGTTTGGCAGCCAGGTCAATTGACCCTTCAATGACTTGGGCCTGTTTAAACCCGCCAACGGCATATTTGACAATTTCCATCAGCATGGGGGTCATTTCAGGCACTTGCTGGGTTGCTGGGACCATTTCGCGCATCAGATTGCTGAACGCGGTCATAAACTCCATGCGCTCTTGCTTGTTCTGGTTTTCGTCAATTTGAACCAAGCTGTCAGAAGCGACCTGAATGCGGAACGAGCGAAGGGGGCTATCTTGCATCAGTTGCAAGGCTTGGGGGATCATCTGCTGATCGGCAGGGGACATTTGTTCAGCCGCAGCCAAGCGCAAGATAGTTTCAGGCTGGAACTTGGTGCAGATAATCTGCGCCTTGAGCCTCAATAGTTCGCTGGCAAAGAGCGCAACGCTCTCTTGCATAGCTCGCAGCCGCAGCCCTGCATATTGTCCTTTAAGTTGTTGGGCTGTTGCCGACTCAGAAGCCGCACCAGCGCCGCGCAGAATGTCTGAAATACCCGTGATTTCATAAATCTGCCCCTTAATGTTGGCCTGTGCCTGGTAACAGTTGATGAGCGCGGAGGCCAACGTCTCGATGGGCAGAAGGTCGATAGAACCCTTCAGGCCACCTTTCTCGCTGAAGGCCATCCATTTATCGACAGGGATCAACGTATTGTTGTCCCCTTCCGTCAACAAACGCTGTAGTGCTGGCTGCGAAGCATCATACACACCACGGACGCGCAGGGATTTGACCAGACCGTCAATGCGGTCAGTCAGGATGTCTAGTTCGTTGGCTTGGTCCTGGTACAGGATGAAATCCGGCACTGGGATGAGGCTATCGCTGGTGGTCGTGGCATACAGCGGCTTGGGGCAAGGGAAGAAGCCTTCCAAGTCCAGCGGGTCATCCCGCTCGTCCAGCAGTTCAACATAGTTCTCCATGAGCCAGTAAACCTTAGCGGTTTCCTTGTCCCACAGTTCGCAGACCTTGGCCTTGTCGTTGTTCTTGGACGATTGGCCGTACTTGGACAGGCCGTCTGGGCTGCTGTTAAACGAAATCTTCTTGGCAATCTTTTTGCCAAAGCGTTCCGTCACCGCATCCTTGGACATATAAACCCAGCGCCAGACTTGGGTTACTTCTTCCCAAGTACGCGCGCAAGAATGGCCGAAATCACGCCAGTGAACGTAATCGGTGGGGGCGCACTCATAGTCAATTTCTTCAGGGGGGCCGTCATTTCCGGCGGTCTGGTTGTGGATGTCGCCTTCCGAGTCACGGCTTTCGCCTTCTTCAATGTCTTCGGTGATTTGGTAGCCATCTTCGGGAACGTCCTGCTGCTTGATATGCGGGTCATAGCGCACCCACGACACGCCGCGCCCGCCAAGAAAACGATCTTCTACAGCATGACGCATAGACGAACGAAAATCAGGGTAATGCTCAATCTCGTAATCAAGCGCTCGCTCAATCAGCAAGGACGCAACGCGGCCAACGGGGTCATTGTCGCCGAACCGCCGCGATACGTCTGCCTTGGGCAAACGGGCATACACAGCCGGAACTAGCGTATTGACATTAGACCAAAGGATGTTGAACCGCGCAGCTTCGTTCGCCATGCCGGTGCCAGTACCCTGGTCATCGCGGTAACGGCGAATGATCTTTGTGGTACGCGCTTCCCACTTCTTATATTCATTGTTGTAAGTATGAATATTGCCAAGAAGTTTCTGGACAGTCGAATCAACTTTTTCCAATGCCATAGTCTAATTCCTTAATGACGTATTAACGCGGCGGCATACCACCGGGCGGCATCATGGGGGCGGGACCAGCCGGTGCCATGCCAGCATTCTGACCGCCCGGCTTGGCAATCATCACATCGCCTTCAATCCGCACCATATTGGGCGGGCCACCAGCATTGCTCTTGCTCAACCGCACGGTGCCGTCGATCTGCACGGGGGCTGGCGGACCACCCTGCTGACCTTCAGCCGGGGCCATTATAACAGTGCCGGAAATCTTGGAGTTTACAACGCCGCCGCTTGGGGCCGCACCCGGAGGAGCGCCCTGCGGTGCCATCATACCACCGCCATCAGGACCGGCTGGAGGCGCTGCGCCCTGCGGGTCGCCGCCCTGCGCCAACTTCATACGCTGCATGATTGCAGCCATTCTCTGTGGGTCGATAGCCATGTGACGTTCCTTATTTGTTACGACTAGAAATTGCTGCGGCCTTGGACTTTGCGTCTGCCTTGCTGGACGCACCCCAAGCCCGTAATGCCAGCGCCAAGCGGGTAGGCTTGCCATCCTTCTCCATCGGCCCCGGCATACCGCCC